TGACCACTAAACCCTTAGAGTCGGGCCAGCGATTCCGCGACCATCCGCAGGCGGTGGATCGGGCCGTTGTTGTCGATCACGGTGTCGATCAGGTCGCCGTGGACGCCTGCCTCGGAGGCATGCGCCGAGACCGGGGCCGCGCTGTCGCGGAGCACCTGGACCACCTGGCCGCCCCACTCGCGGATGAACTGCGCCTCGTTGTCGAAGCGAACGTCCGACACCACGACGCCCGCAGCGCCGTCGCGGCGGGCCTGACGGATCTTCTGCGCGACCACCTTGACCCACAGGTCGCGGTCGATCATTTCGCTGCCCCACTCGGTGCCCACGGTCTGCATCAGGCGGCGCGGGGTCTGCCCGTTGAGCCAGTCGAGCGGCTCCTCCTTGAGCGGGCCGTCCTCCATCGCGGACACCGGC